CATCAACTATAATGATCCATATTCGCACACACAAGGTCCGGCACAGCTGGTAGAATTTGATCAATCTGGTGACACATTCAAAGCACTATCGCTCACTGATGAAGATGGTGTTGATTATACTATCTCAGAGAATCCTAATACTGTAGTACCGTCGCTTCCTTCCTCACCTTCAACTATTGAAGCAAGAGACCTCGATCACAGTCACAATATAATATGGTCAATGTTGTTAAATGCACTAGCTCGCAATGAAGCTATTGATATACTCGGATATCATCTAAAATCTATCAAAGAAGACATGCCGAATGGATACATAACATTCCATCCCGGAACTAATGCTGCAGTTCGTCTATATATTTCAAAAACTGAACCGCTAGCTGATCCTAATATTCCTGATGGTTCTATCGGCATCGGCTGGTGATCAGTTAAATTTACAGCAGGTGAACACATATGGCAAGATTTAAATATAAGATAGTTAATCATTTAGTTGGGACTGAAGTAGGAGGTACGGGCGAAGATAGACTTACGGCTACCTTAGAAGTTGACGAATCCAATCCTGCAAAAATCTATATCACATATTTGAAACTCGTCCGATCTAAGTATTCAGCACATAATGCACGCTGGCTCAACCAGCGACCATTTGGTCTGTATCTAATATTAACTCCTGATAGCGCAGTCAATACATCAGGAACAAATAAAGAAGTTGAACTAGTATACAATCACATAACATCAAGTCAATATGGAATCACATCACTTCCAGCTGTTAATCCCTATTCGTGGACAATTGGAGGTGCATCTTTACCTCGTATAAATGCGATATTTGCATCAACAGATTCTTCGATATATGATCCAACTTCGCACATGTATGAACCTCCTCACATTGTGGTAGCAACTCGTGTACTATCTGATGGTGATGTATATACAGATGCTCCTGATGGTGCTACAGCTACATTCATTGCAGATACATCTAATGAAAGATTATATTTCTATCTTAAATCAGAGTATCAGTCCATGAACGCGTTTGCGAGTTTGTATGTTAAATTTAATCAATTTACCACACACACTTCTGGAGCTGACTGGTGGGGATGGGCATCTACATTCTCATTAAAAGATGCACTTGAAAATGCTGTGATAACATATAATGCTAACGGAGGACAGTTTGACGGGAACACTTCTACATATGTAGCTGTCAAATCTTTAGATGGCCCTATATTGATAAGACGCGGTCCTGATGTTCCTGCGGGTCCATATTTTGTTCATTTCAATGTGCCTTCAGATGTAGCAACTCCTGAAACGCAACGATACACCAAAACATTTATCAATTGGAATACTAATGCAGCCGGAACCGGAACCACATACACAGTTGCACAATCATATACAAGTAATGCTAATTTAACATTGTATGCACAGTGGCAACAGCCTGTGTTTGGACAGCTTCCAGTACCTACTCGAACTGGATATACTTTTGACGGATGGTCACTGACACCTGGTGGAACGCTGATTCAGCCATCTGATCCGCTGCCGTCGGATTCTAGTTTAATACAGCTGTATTCTAACTGGTCACAAACCCCCGCAGCTTCAATCGTACATAAATATGATGCAACTACAGGAACTTGGGTAGCTGTTCCTATATCAAGCCTAGGCATATGGCAGTATAATTCATCTGCAGGACAGTGGGAACGCAAACTAAAGATACATAGATATGTAAATGGAGAATGGACGGATATAACATGAAAACATTTAAGAAGATTCCTGCAAGTCAACAAGTTAACATGATAGGTCGATACATGTATAACTGGCTTGACGGTGCATTTAAATTCAAAACTACGCCTAACACATTCGATGTATACATCACCTTACTATATAGAGAGCCATATGTGGAAAATGTATCAGATCCTGAAGTTCATGAAATGGTGTTAGACCTCAATATCACGACATATCTCAACAAAATAAGAGTCAATGTGATAGAACTCAGCCCTGAAGAGAGAACACTTGGTTTCGATATTTATGAACCAGAATCGTTATATAATATAGAGGAAGGGGCTGCGTTGATCTTTAAAAAGATATGCAAACGCATCTCAAAAGCATATAAGGAGTATGAATTCTTATTCTGATGAAAAAGATACTGTGTAATAAAGCACCTACAGGATACGTCATCCATGGTGAATGCGTGATGTTAGATAAGTACGGAGATGTATATAACTGTATTGACAACGCATATCATCCGAATCCAGGAACAGCTCAAGATAATTATTCAGAAATTGAACGTGTTGTTGACTGGATATTTGATAATGATCTAAGTGGTCCAATACGTAAAGCTGCTACAGACTGGTTGTATGTTCGTGTATCACAAGAATTGTATGCCGATTATGATGCTACGTTTGATGATCTTCTCTACAATATCATGTACTGTGATACTTATGATCCATGTGAGACAACAAAATCGCTTCTTCTTGATATCATGACAGGTATGAAAGAGGATGAAAGTTTCGCTATCATTGAGAATTGGGAACGACTTGACGATGTTAAGATTGCAGGTAAGATTGCATACTATTTGAATCAGAATTTTCTAAGGGTTCGAGCTGGAGGTAAATTGGATTCTGTTGGAGAAGATACTATCTACTTCAGAATATCTTCACAAGGATACAACTGGCGATCTACAATAGAAAACTTCATGTGGGACACCTTCGGTAATATAAATAATATGCCCGCACGTATTTGGATAGGACATGATGCTGAAACAAATCCACCGGAGATCACGCTGTTTGAAGGAACACCTGAGGAGCTGTTTGAAGATTACGACGGATCTGTATTTGCATCAATTCGCAGAAAATATAAATTTGATTAATTCGTAGCATACCTTATATATACATAAATAAACGTAATAGGAGATAATAACAAATGTCAGTTGAATGGAGTTACTACAATAAATTTGAAGATATACTTAATAAGTATCTTCCAGACCGTGGCGAAGGCGAAAAGATGATGAATCAAATCGTCACTGCTATCAACAAGTTGATTTACAAATGGTACAATGACGGTGACGTATTTGATAACACATATGATCTTGAGGGCTGGGCAAACGATCTGTCTGATTATGCTAACTGGCTCTACAAATATGCAGACGGCGCGCGCTACATACTTGAAGGTATCGAAGATTGCCACAGCGAAGACGATTACGAGGACTTGCTTAAGAAACTTGCAGATGAATGTCTTGATGAAGACTATCTCAGCAGCTATGATGTAGGTAAACGTGGATCTATATATGAATGTGACGGTCCGTTTGAATTTGAATGGCGTAGTGAGGAAGAAGAAACTGACGAAGATTTGTATGGTCACTATTGATGAATCGTTATAGTATATATATAACTGAAGTAGGAAATAAGAATGAAAAGATCAACACAGAATGCTCCACGATACTTGATTTGCATTGATGTAATTTTGAATCATTACTCGGATGATGTAGCTGCAGCACGAACTGTTGATTACTTAACTCGTCGATCTAGTATTCAGCAAGAATATCAAATAACTGAAGAACAAAGAGCAGCATACAACGACTTGATATACAACGTGATGCAGATCATACTGCATCATGGTTTGCAAATACTGCACGAATATCAAAGTGGGGACAGCTATTCGTACTACATTGCAGTTAAACCGGAGTACTATGAAGGTCTTGAAGATATACTAGGACAACCTGTTGAAGTCAAATTCAGAGTATCTGATCATCCTATGAAGCTTACAGATCTGCAACCAGATAGCCCTATCATATACACTGTATTGATTAATAAAGAAGATTGTCGAAATGTGCGGCATCTGCTCAAGAAGGTCAGAGATATCTGCAACGATCTTCGTGTAGGCGACTACTCTTCTGTTTTAGATAGAAACAAATAATCAATACGAAGAATGCAAATAAGACGGTTTTGTAACATCCTGACAGCCCGTCTTAAAATAAAAATAATGGAGGTAGTTAACATGAAGAAATTGTTAACACAAGTCAAAGACACTATGAGAGCGATACCAGGTATCGTAACAGCAGTATTCATTCTATCCGTGATATCCATGAATTTACTGGCCAACAAGTCGATTTTCAACCTTCCGTGGTTAGCATCGACTGCAGGCATATTTGTTTCATGGATATCATTTCTGTGTATGGATGCAGTTTGCAAACGCTTTGGACCAAAAGCTGCAACCATACTCAACACAATTGCAACAATAATAAGTTTGCTTACTGCACTTCTATATGCTGCAATTGTTTCTATTCCCGGAATCTGGGCATCTAGTTATGCCGGAGCAACCCCTGAAATCAGTGCTGCTATCAACGCTGCGCTGGATTCCACGTTTGCATCAACATGGTATGTAGTTGTCGGTTCAGCGGCGGCGATGTTCCTTGGAGGTCTAGTTAATTCTCTTGTCAACAAAGGGATAGGTAAACTTGTTGACAAGAAAGATACTTTCGGCGGATTTGCTGTAAGAAGTTTCATTTCAACAGCTGCCGGTCAGTTTGTAGATAACTTCATATTTGCATTGTTTGTATCATTCATCTTCTTTGGATGGACAATTCAGCAGGTGTTTGTATGTTCATTCTTGATGATGCTTTTGGAACTCGCTATAGAAGCCATCTTCTCCCCTTTAGGCTACAAGATAGCGAGGAAGTGGAAGAAAGAAGATGTCGGTGCGGAATATCTCAACAAATACAATGTGAAGGTGTAATCTATGGAGCTGGAAAGATTATCCGGAGTACAGTTAGGTGAGCTTGTTAACACTAAACAAGTTTCACCTACGGAAGTAATCAACTACTTTGCAGAACGCATACAAGCTAGAAATCCGTCAATCAATGCATTTACCTACACAAAGATTGAGGATGCAATGGAGGAAGCACGTCAGCTGGAAAAGCGTATTCAGTCAGGAGAATACTGTGGACCTTTTGCTGGAGTTCCTGTTGCCCTTAAAGATTTCTTACCATCTAAGAAGGGGTGGACAAATTCTCACGGCGGCGTAAAATCACTCGTTGCAGTTGACGATGCAGATTCTATGTTTTACACCGCTGCAAAAGAATTTGGTGCTATAGCGGTAGGAAAAACAAATGCGCCGGCATTTGGATTCAGTGGAGCTTGCATCAACAAGATGTATGGTGCTACTAAGAATCCATTTGATACCGGAAGAACGTCAGGTGGATCTTCTGGCGGTACCGCAGCAGCTGTTGCAGACGGTCTCATTCTTCTTGGGGAAGGTGGAGATGCAGGTGGATCTATACGAATTCCCGCAGGCTGGTGCAATCTTTTCGGCTTCAAAGCATCGCTGGGAACTATTCCAAGTTACTGTAGGCCAGATGGTTGGTCAGCTACACATCCATATTGTTTCAATGGTGCACTTACAAAAACAGTTGAAGATAGCGCGCAGATGCTCAACGGAATGGCGAGATACAATCCGAGAGATCCGATCAGTCTTCCGATCAACAACAATAAGGATTTCTTAGAGTTGATGAAGAAGCCGATCAAGGGAAAGAAGATCGCATTTACATATGACTTCAATCTTTTCTCAACGGATAGTGAAGTTCGTGAAATAGTATTCAATGCAGCTAAACGACTTGAAGAAGCTGGAGCACACGTAGACTTCGTCAATTTCAACTTCAAGTTTCCCGCATACAGTATAATGTATTGCTGGGCATGGTCAATATCGCTTGATACCGCTCTCGACTTAGAGTTATGGAGAGGTCAAGGACTCGATCTGGTTAAGGATCACAGAGATGAGCTACCAGAAGAGTTTATAAAATTCAATAAAATCGCATATGATACTGATATTCACAGCATGCGCACGTTCAATGAGATTCGGACAGATATTCTTGACAACTTTGAAGATGTATTTGATCAAGGATATTACGCAATCGTCTCTCCGACATCAATATGTCCGCCGCTTCGCAATGAAGACAACGGATGTGTAAAGGAAGTAGACGGAGTTGCAATTGATCCAAATATAGGATTCATTGCATTTGCCGAAACACCCCTGGTCAACTTCGTCGGATATCCAGCTGCATCTGTTCCGGCAGGTATGACAAACGATGGGCTTCCGGTAGGGATGCAGATCATCGGAAAGCAGTATCAAGATGAAGATGTGTTTGCTATTGCACATGCATTTGAACAAATACAGCCTTGGTCGTATGATAAAGCACTCAATAGAGTAATATGAAACAAAGCTCCGAAATACATCGGAGCTTTTTCTATGTATTGATCTTTAAAATTTATAAAAATTTAATAAATATATAATACTGATTTAATCAGAAGGGCTTATAATATACTTGTAAAATAAATCAATTCTTCAAGAGAAGGAGTTTACAAGATGAAGTATTACATGGTGAAAGAGACATCTATCGCAACTTTAGAGAATCCGAACTTCGCAGGCGAGACTGCAATCGCTTACATCGGCAGAAACGAAGCTCTTATCGCTTACTTAGGTGACCATCCGAAGAAGACCGGGATGTACAAAGAACTTCATGCTGCTGCAGTTAAAGCATATGGTTACACTCGCAAGTGCGACGTTGTCAGAGCTTACGCATACAAGAATCCCGAGAACACAGACTTCTGGAAATCTACTTCAGAGATCGTAGAAATGGAGGTGGCGATATGATGACGTTGAGCCGAATGGTTCTCAGAACCAACTACATGATGGAGCAGATGAGACTCAACGCTATCGATTGCACAATTGATCAGTTCAAAGAAGCTGCTCGTCATTATTATCAGACATCTGAAGGCGGCCAGGAGGTCACAAAGTTGATTCATGAGCTCGAAGAGCTCGGAGTCGAAATGGACGAAATCATAGACATAGACCTCGAAATCAGAGACGAGGTAGAACATGAAGCTGAAAACAACTAAGAACTTCGCGTTAGTTATCGACATTCTTCAAGATGTCGGTAACTACACGCGAAATGAGAGCGAGAAAATCGCTAATAAGTTATTTGAAGAATCAAAATCAACCGGCAAGCCCGTAGACAAGCTACTCGCCGATCTCATCTATAAGGAGGACAACTAACATGAAATACAGAATCGTTAAAGAAACCGAACCAGAATACAAGAAGTTACAGATAGTAGCTCGGATGCTCACTTACGACAGCAAGCACAACGCAACTTACACAGTCGAAGATGTCTATCTTGACCTGGGTCAGGATTGGATGTGGACAACCATCTGCCGCGTCGGATACAGAGAATGTCAGGTCCTCAGCCCTCGAGAGTGGGAAGATATCATGAACAGCAACTCACTTGAGGAACTGCTCAGATGCGTCCGCGACATTGAGAACGGTGAATACTTCGGCGATAGATAAGGAGCGATGATCAACATGACTGAACATATAATGATGATAGAATTCACACGAGTTATCGGTGGAGAGTATTCGATGAATCTGGTAGCCCTGTTTAATGATACTAAGATAAACGAAGAAGAGGTTCGAGACCTGATTCAAACCGGACGTGCAGAGCATTCAGATGACATCGTGTTGATGACAAAGAAGCAGTACGATAGCTTGTGCGGGAGATGAGCGAAGGAGAACGATACAATGACTGAGTACATCAAGTGCGGTAGGTGCAAACACCTGTTTAAAGATTACAGTGTGGGCTATTCAGAGTGCACTAAAGAGGATCTGATGACGGATCTCGAGTTTGCAGAATATGAAGAGTTTGGTGGTGTATTACATTGTCCATACTTTGAGGAAGATCCAAGCGATCTAATTGATCCTTATACAGAAGAAGATGAATACTACGATGTGTCTACAACTCGATCAGTTGTCAATTCGGATGACACATTGATTCGAGCTGCCCAGAAGGATTCAGAATCAGATGATTCGTTGAAGCAGTTGTATGCTGACTACATTCATGAAGAAGAATCATATCAACCTTGGGCAGATGACCCTGGAATGGATTGGCCTGATGAAAATTGGCCTACTATCAGTGAATATGAAATACATAAAAATGAGGAGAATATAAAATGAACGATGTAAGACGTAAATCACTTGCTGATGTAATCAGTGCAATTGAAAGTATACTCGGAGATATTGAATCTACCAAAGATGATCTTGAATCCATAAAGGATGAAGAGGAAGAGTGTCGCGACAACATTCCTGAAAGTTTTCAGAATTCTGAAAGATATGAAAAAGCAGATGCCGCAGTTTCCAACCTGGAGGAAGCGCTCTCTTCGCTTGAAGATGCCGCGGATACGCTTCAAGCAGCCATTGACAGTATAGAGGAAGCGTCCGAATAATATGCTTGAAATAATATACAGAATCTATCAAGTGCCTGAAGAGCCGATCTCGTCAACTGATGAGATCGCCTTTGGATTTTACTCAAGTGCTAGTAAGGGATCTAACATCGAGTTATTGATGGATGTGATAGTGTGCGACAGTCGAGATCAATTTAAATCTATAATACGAGATACATACGGTAATATTCCTTTTGCATACAGCAAGAAACTTCAGCCCGGCGATATGTATTGCATCATAATCGGGGAACATTGCTTTACAACTGAGCGATATTTCAACCGAATTGAGTTTGAATGCGATAACTGTCACGCACATGTGACCACATATTACAGCAGGCCTATCGCCTTTGAGGACTATGAGATTCGTCATGATTTCTACAATATTCAGGACTACAAATACAAGCGGTTCTGTTGCACAAAGTGTAAAGATCAATACAAGTATGACGAAAAACTCAAATTGAAACCAGAAGATGACAGTGAGTTCTTTGTTACACGCGATATGTTCACATCAAAAATAGCTGGATACATATATAAGATAACAAAGAAATCTACACGAGAGTTTTATGTAGGCCAAACAAAATATATGCCTATGTTCAGATGGGCAGAGCACATGAAAACGGATCGCTTCCCGGTCGATAATATTACAGATTATTTGTTTGAGATAATCGAGATAGTTTCGTTGACGGAGAACTTGCTGAACAGAGAGACATACTGGATTCAACGATGTTACAACGAACATCCTGAATTGAGTCTTAATATCTCTCAAACGCAGCAGCTACGCAATCAAACCACTGCCGGTCAACAAATGATGGACCTTTTATAATAAAGGATGGAGATGCACAGATGAAACGACTTATACGATTAAAACAAAATATATTCGCATTCGCACATCCTCGCAAGATAGTAGAGGATCGCATTGAGCATCTAATGCCTGCTATACACGAGCATCTTCTGAAAGTATTGATATATGATGATAGCACTCGAGATTTGAATCACTGGATAGACGAATTGTCCGAATTCGTATCCATCATCAATGATTATGAGGTGAAGCCGAATAACAAGAAGTTATCCATCAATACATATGAGAAGTTATTCAGAAAAGAGTTAGGCGAATCGTTGAAAGATGCGCGTGCGGATCTTGGATATTTCAAAGCAACACAGACGGGACCAAACAAATATCCTTTGTTCAAGATAACACCAGAGTTGATTCAACGCACACATGAAAAACGAGAACAATTTATCTCAATTGCAGTTGATATAGTATCTGCATCAAACGAAATGACTGCAGATGACATCGCAGCTCAATTGCATATAATATTTACATCTACATAAGGAATTAAATTAAATGAAAAGATTGATTCGAGCTTCAATTGCAGAAATCTGCTTCTGCGATTCGGCTGAAAGAAAATCAATAATACAAGCGTCGATCTCGACAAAAGATATAATGACGCACATTGTAAGAGTTAAATCCAGCAATGTATGGGGTTACAACATCAACATACGAGATAGACACGATAAAACAGGTGACGTATATGTTCAGTTCAAAGCAGACAAAACGGGTGGTCCAGGTGATATATACGTATTATATGATGTGCCGATATCTCTATATAGAAAATGGGTGACAGCTCCTAGCAAGGGACATTTCTACTACGTTAATTTACGCAATAACTTTAAATACAGCAAACTTACAGGTGATAAACGTGGTAAGTTGCCGAATGCCGTAAACTAAGGAGAACAAACATGAGAGAATATGTACAAGAGACAATATTCTACAGATTTAATCTTGAGGATACAATCAGAGATCTTCGCAGACAAAATGCAAACATTATCCTCATTCAAAGGTTACAAGATGTCGGCTGGAATGCGTTAAGAGATCTAGATGTTGCATTTATCAGCGCAATCATTGACGATGATGATAACTTGATAGTATGCGAATCTAATTATGAACCTATTGATCTTAACAACGAAGAAGTTGAGCCTGAAGAAATGCTCGATAGATTTTCAGTTGAAACTCTAGATCGACTAGGTCTTGTTCAAAACGCAGATAGCAAAACAGTGCATAAATATATCACTGAATACGAACTATCCGATCAGTTTGATTTAGATAATGTAGTGTTAGAATTACTCAATGACGGTCATTCATTCCAAGAGGTCGTACAAGCTGCACGAGATCTAGATTATATTGACTGATGAAAGAACTGAGAAAACTCAGTTCTTTTTTTATGAATCGTTATAGAATACACAACAAATATGAAGGAGGTACTCACACATGAGTGCAAACATTGATTCCATGATATACGTAGGAGAAGTGCCCTGGCATCGAGAAGGTCAGATATTAACTGAAAGCCCGAAATCAGCCCGCGAGCTGGTTGCAGCTGGCAAGTTTGACTGGACCGTAGCTGCGTTACCTATCTTCACTGATCGCCACGATCACATAAAGAGCTACCATGCGATCTACAGAGAAGATAATGATGCTGTATTAGCTCTTGTAAATAAAGTTCCGGAGCTCATTCAGAACATTGATGCATTCGAAACTTTTGATTTTCTTGTAGGAAAATCTCTCGATGTAGAGACAGCTGCTAGTTTAGGCAGAGGTGAAAACGTGTTTGCTTGCTACAAGATTCGAGATCAGTTCAAAGTTGTCGATGATGATGTTGATCATTATTTCGTTGTTGTAAATGATCATACTAAATCAGACGGACGCATAACTATTCTTAACACACCCATTCGTGTAGTGTGTCAGAATACTCTCAATCAAGCATTATCTAAAAACACATATTGCCTCCGAGTTCCGTTGGCAACTACTAAAGATGAAAATGAAGCAATCGCAAGTCAGATTCTTTCTTCGGTTGATAGGGCAATTCTAGCACTCAACAAATCTGCTGCGAATCTGTTAAAGGAGAAAACATCCGAAAGTTACATCAATACTGCGCTTGATATCCTGTTCCCATATCAGATAGCAGACGGAACTCCGTTGGAGAACAAAGCTAATGAAACAATTTCAGTAAAGAGAGAAACTTTCATGAATTGTATGGAGATGGATAATCTTGCAAACTATCATGGAACGCGGTATCAGCTGCTTCAAGCTGCACTCGACTACGAACAGCACTACTTTGTCAAGTTAGAAAGTGTATATGACCTTAACAGACGAATGAAAGTTATACCCGGACTTTCTATCTCAACTGAACCTAATCTTTCAGCAAAGCTGTTGAAAGTGATGGACAAAATCGCTGTTTGATTCTCATACAACAAAAAAAAGCGTCTGAACAGCATCAGGCGCTTTTCTTTTTTGTTCAATTATCTAATCCATATTATACAGATCTAAACTGTCTTTTAATCTTTTATACAGTGTAGCTTCGCATTCAGGAAGTTTACGTTTCAATTCATAGTAATCAAGCCCATACATATCAGCAATCTGCAACAGATCTGAATCTGTAAGTTTTTTCTCTTCCACAACCATTTCATGAATAAGAAGTTCTTCCACAGTATTATAATTATCTGAAGGATTTGCGAATTCGGATTCACGTTCTGTTGGAGCCGGAATATACAATTCATGTTCAGATAAATCTGCCCAGTACATAGTACCAAACATTGATTTAAGTGAAGCCATCTCCTCCGGCGGAAGATTGACTTTATCAAGATCTTCATATCTGACTTGTGCCCAGTGCTTACCAAGCTGTGCTCCGGCTTTCATACATAAAGAGCGTCGAATTGAATATTTTACTTCATTCAATTCTCGCTCTATCATTTCACCTATACGCGGTTTGAAGAAAACAGTCCAAGCCAAATCTGTTCTATATCCTTTATGTGTTTCATCACCCTCCCACATGTACCACCAAAAACATTCACAGAAGTGCATAAGAGCTGACTGCAATTTATCTTCATATGTAACAGAAGGATTATTTATAAATGTATGTGATGCTATGTATCCAAAAAATGTGTAATTCAACTCAATGATTTCATCACGTTCTTTCAAACAAGCTTTGCGCTGCTCTTTGTTTTGCGGCATAGATTTATATATTTCGAGTGTACGCTGTTTGATGTAATCTCTTGAATATGTACTCATATCAACCCTCCTATAATGTGATTATGTATGTTAAAATTTTTCGTAAATTTTTTGATCAATCTTCTTCTATCTACAAGTTTATTTTATATTATTATTATAAAAAAGTCAATAGATATTCAAAAATTTATTTTTAAATTTTTATTCAATATCTGATTATGAAAATCTTATGAAATTATTGTTTTACAAATTGGCCAAAACCGGGTATTTTGTAGATTCGTTATATAATATAAGTAATTTCAAATTCGCCAAAACCGGGTGTTTTTACAATTTCAAATTCGCCAAAATCGGGTATTTTGTAAAATGCTATTGTATCATTGAATCATCAAATTGGCCAAAACCGGGTATTTTGTAAATCATCAAATTGGCCAAAACCGGGTATTTTGTAGATCAATTTAATCAAAATTGGGTATATTGACGAACAATATATGAAATATATGAATACAAATATGAAATATATGAATTTATATATGAAATAAAATGAATTATATTTATTATAGCGTATTTAATTTTTACCAATTATGCAAATCGTTATAAACTGTACACACAATCATATGGCGAAAAAATAATTTAATAAAATCTTAATCAAATAATATTGATTTATGATTCAATCTATCTTATAATAATGTTGAAGATACAAAATACAAACAACGAGTGCGGCGTTCGTTTGGGCTATCGGCAGAAAGTGGCCGCACTACAATCTGCATCATCAGCTATTGAGTGTGCCGATCCATATGTAGCGATATCGTGTGTAGCTCGCTGATGAGGTAGCCTAAACGAACGTCACACTCATTTTTAATATCATCTTGTAGCAAAGGAGGTAACTTGCCTCAATGGATATTAACAGTGCTGAACTCCAGGTGAAGCGTCTGTTAGGATATGTTAAAGATATTTCAGAAAGTTCGCATACAATGTATGGAAAGTCGAAAGCTCGTCTGAAAGAAGTTGCAGCTACTTGCAGCGAAGTTGTTAGAATCATCTATACAATACTTGAAGATGAAACTTTATCTAACATGGATGAAGTCGAATTTTCACAATCTTCAAATCCAGATATTGCTGCTGTTTTAGATGGTATGCAAGCTGAACTTAATCGATTGAAATCATTTGTTTCGACGTCTTCTGTATCTTCTGCAGTATCGACATCTAACACAGCTTCAGTATCAAGAAAACAAGCGTTAGTAGAATATGCAAAGGTGTTTGAAACTCTAGTAACTAAACACATATCACTGCGCAGTGCACAAAAATGTGCTGAATTATTAGATTATTGGTTCAAAACAAGATTCTTAACAAAATCATGTTCAAATTTTCATTATAATATGAAGCGTGTTCCAGGTTGGATCCGAGATATCGTTATTGTATATGGATACAATGTAAACGTAGATACAGAAGATCAATTCATACAGAAATTTGAAGAATGGTGTAGATCTATTGAAACAGATACTTCTAATGTTTATGCAGTTCCGTATTTCATATATTCTTTCAACAGATATCCTGACGCTTCACAACTTACACTAACAGCTGCAGTCTTGTGGGATGTATTGTTAGATAATGGTTTATCTCAGTTATGTTCATTATCAGATAACGAGATGTATCCTACAGAAGATTGTGTATACAGATTGTGTGGACAATACAATCCCGGAGTTCTTGATGCTTATGAAGACTACAAGATGAATTCTGAGTTGCTTAAAAAGTGTAAATTGATTAAGGACTAGATAATATGAAAATAAAGTTTTCTGAAATTCCAGATAAATTAAAATATCCGCCATCGTGCAGAGCTCAGCTCTCTACGTTGCACGCTAATGTAGTTTCTGCAGCTATTAAAGTGTATTCAGGAATCTATCGACAGCGTCAACACATTGTAGCTGTGATGAATTCAATCTCATTGATAGTTATCTCTAATGATGTCATACCCGAAATAATGAAATCGGCGGAAGTACTCAATTGTGAAATATCTGATGATAGTATCTGTAGAGCGATTCTTAAAGATCTATATATAAATGAAAAAGATATAATATGGGACATAGCAATTGTAGATAGCTACGAAGCAAAAACTGAAGAGCCGGTCAGCCCTATTCAACCCGCAGTACCGATAACTTCTTTTGACACACCTCCGACGCCTAAAGAGGACTTGTATTTAAGGCCACCTATAGTTCCACAGTTTAACATCAAAGATCCATGGAAAGCACAACTAATTGATAATACTCCGTATGTAATATATCGATCATATCCTGAAATACCAAAACGTCAAAATGAAATATCATGCACAACTGATGTTTCTAAGATGACTGCAGATGATCTATATAAACTGTTTCCGAACAGATTCATTCAAACGCGTGCAGCTACTCTCTACGAATATCAACCAACGTTAGACAATGATGATGAACTCGGCAGTATTCTTCCAATTGAAGGATATACAAAAAATCAACTTATTGACAATCTAATAAAATATCCACATATTTTCAAGTTGTATCGAGTAATTGATGATGAGCTTGTGAGTTTCTATTCACACATAGAAGTAGACGGTCAGTTATACAGAACTGCAGATATTTGGAATGCACTTCCTGAATCTAAAACAATTCCATTTACATCTGAGTATATCAAAGAATATGTTGTAAGACGTTATCTATTAGAACGAGATGTTAAACACATCGAACATCAATATCCACTGTATGGTTCTCTAGATCCGTTTTTAACATTGTTTATGCCTATATCCAGCTACATAAGATACGGATATTCAGATATACTTGAAATAGCACGTCAGTGTGTGCGCGCTCGTGTATCATACAAGCAAACACGAAATCCAGTACTAAGGAGAATTGAAAATGCATAACTGTATATTTACTCCGTACTGTATTGAACCATTCTGTGATAAGTCTTGCCCTACATTAGCAGAGACATCGTATCTTCTAGAACGAAATAATATATCTCTAAGCAGTTTTGTATTTTCAGATATGACAATTGATTATGATGCTAGTTTGGCCTTGTTGTCTCAGATTGAAAACAAAACAGGAGTATATGTTGTAGGGTCGTCTTCTCGCAGAACAACTGCTCAATATTCAGACATATTTACGTATTCTGCTATATGCAGTAATTGGCAAGGTAGTAGGCTTCATTGCACTGTATACAATTTAAAGTACGCTAAATACTTAGATGATATGAAGAAGAGTTGGTCAGCTAAAACTGATATGGAAGCTCTTGAATATATGCAGATATGGGCAGAGTCAGCAAAAGTACTTATCATATCTGGTATTGATTATGTCAATTTCGGGGACTTTGAATCGCAAACATTACTCAATCTTCTGCAACTACGTGAAGATGGTGAACATACAACACTTATAGTGTCTCCTCCGTTAGGAAATTTAGTAAGCAGTAAGTCCAGTAGATTTTTCTCTCTTCTAAAAACAAAGCTCATTGAAGCAGCTAAGGTGGTGAAATCATGATCACATCTATAGAGCTGCAAGTAATATCAAAAATTCTTACAAGCACTGACGAATCTGAAGTAGATTCGTTGCTTGAGTTCGATGAGTCATATTATTCAGTTTTCAAACCGCATATTCATTTTATATTTCAGCACAGGCAACAATATAGATCTGTACCGGATGTATTTACTTTTCAGTCAGAATTTCCAGAAATTAATCTAGTATCAGTTGCTGAACCGCTCTCTTACTTGTCTGAGGAGATGCGAAAAAACAAACAGCACATAATGCTGATTGAGACCTTTAATAAGTTGAAGGATCTAGGTGCCGGAGATGTAACGGAAGCTTGGCAATATTTATCTAGACAATGCGATAAAGTTTCTGAATTATCAAATACGCATCCAATGGACATTGTCAAAGATGCTAAACTCAGAAGTGATCAGATAGTTGAATTTAACAAGCAAGCGCGAATTCCTACTGGATTTGCTGAGATTGATAAATTGATGTATGGAGGATTTTCAACAGTTGAGGAATTAGTGCTGATATTTGCTCGTACTAATACAGGTAAATCTTGGGTCTGTACAAAGATAATGGAGTCTGCGCAGAAACATGGATTTCCGGTCCTCTATTATTCTCCGGAGATGCAAGCTTCTTATCTTGGAACTCGATTTGATACATGGCGCGGGCACTTTCAGAATAGTCAGTTACATCAGGGAAAATATGATGCTAACTATTATGAATATATCAAAAATTTGATGAAAGAAGATACAAGTGTTTTTGTACTAGAAGATAAGGATATGCCTTCAAATGAGGTAAACATCTTAGGGCTTGAGCAGCTTGTGAAAAAGCACGGAATTAAATTACTCATCATTGATGGTCTATCTTATATGACCGATGTTAACAAAGCCGATACAGATTACATTCGATATAAGAATATATGTACTAGTTTATTTAAATTAAGTAAACAATATGGTTGTGTTGTTGTAGTTGCTATGCAAGCAAATAGAGAAACCAAAGAATGTAGAGATGATAAAGGTGATCCATTTCCGTCATTATACAACATTGAAGGAAGTGACCATCCAGGACGAATTGCTACGCAAGCATTTGCGATCCGACAAATATTTGATAAACATGTCCTGGACATTCGATTAGAGAAGTCTCGTACAGCAAACAATCAGAAACCTGTTCTCAGTTATGCTTGGGATGTTAATACCGGAAACATGCAGTATCTACCTGGAGGTGATGATGACGTTGCTACGACAATGATAAAACCATCTGTTCAGATGCCAACTATCACATCAAATACATCTGCAACTCTTGCAGATTCAAGTACAATGCCTTGGGATGATAACTACGAAGATGTTGAATTTTAATTGAGGTGTAGATATGATTCAATCGATTTCTGCTGACGATATACATAAATCATTTGAAATGATATCTGATATGTGGAATAGCTTAGATTCTGCATCTAATAGTTATGAATTTCTGTATGAGCTAAATATATTGTCGGCAATACTACATGTGCTAGGCTGTTACACGCGACATAAACGTCATGTTCCTATAGATTCTGTTGTGCTCAATGAAACAATTGCATTTGTAACTTCGCTTATTAAAAATAATGATCTACCAGTAAATATAGTGCACAATTTCAAAGTTATTCATAATGCTTTATATGGCTGTTGTGGATATAGTAAGGTAAGATTCAATGGACGTAGAACTGATAGTTAATACACTTGCTCAGCATGGTCTAATAAGGACACACAAAGTATCAGGAGACTGGTATCAATGTTTTTGTCCATTTCATAGCGATGGAAATGAACGAAAACCGTCATTTGGAATTCTGATCAGATCTCAATATAAGAATGGACAGAAGTACCCCGAAGGTTTTGCACATTGTTTCAGTTGTGGATTTGCAAGACCGCTTCCTGATATGATTACCGAAATTCTTAAGCGTAAGTCGATTGGATCATCCGGACTAGAATGGTTGAGTGCAAATGTCCCTGGATTTGAAGCAGAAGTTGATTATGAAGATCTGATACCAAATAACTTGATGGAAGCTGTTTCAAATAAATTTGCACTTGATTATATATCAGCTCAAACTCAATCTGCAGTACAATATGTTTCAGAAGAAGAGCTCGCAACTTACCGCTATGTTGTTCCTTACATGTATCAAAGAGGACTGACTGATCAGATAATTGCTGATTACGACATCGGTGTTGATATGAATTGGGTACCTCCTGGACGAAAAAAGCCTGTACCATGTATTACATTTCCAGTTCGAGACAAACAAAAAAGAACCCTCTTCTTATGTAGAAGATCTATTGAAGGTAAATTGTTCAACTATCCCGAGAATGTCACAAAACCTGTTTATGGAATTGAGATGATTCCATATTGCTGCAAATCGGTTATAATCTGTGAAAGTTGTCTAGATGCATTAGTTGCAGTAAAATATGGATTTCCGGCAGTAGCATTGTTAGGAACAGGAAATTCATATCAAATTCAGCAGCTCAAAGAGCTAGGTGCATCAGAGTTCGTTATTGCTACAGACGGTGATGATGCCGGTCGCAAAGGTGCAGCTAAACTGAAAAGATATTTGTCATCGGTTGCGATTGTTTGGACAATACCGATGCCAGACGGGAAAGATGTAAATGATTGTGATGAAGCAACTTTTAAAAAATTATATGAACAGCGGGAGTAATCTATATGTTTGTAAAGAAATATAAGGGTAAGGTATATGGTGCCGAATTTACTGCAGATGAACAGAAGGCGATTGATATTGAAGTCAATAGACAGATAATTGAGGCTTCTGATGAGTTGATTTCAAACTTAGATGCAATGGTTCTGTATACTTTAATGGTAACGCAAGGTTGGAAGAAGAAACGTCTTCGTGATTTTTGGGAGTCAGTTAGAGCAGAATATAAAAAATTGATTGAACATTATGAAGCACCAGATAAGTATGTGTGGTTAGCAAAATACAAATTGAAGGAGGAAGGTGTTGATGTAGATGCATGGAATGCAGAACTCAACACAGACAAGCAATGAATTGGATTGAACTTGTAGGAATAGCTGCAACATGTTTAGTGCTGTTATCATTTTTACAGAAATCTGAAGTAAATATTCGGCGCATAAACATACTAGGTTCGATTGTTTTTGTAGTGTATGGATTTTTGATTGGATCTATTAGTGTATGGTTATTGAATGGTGTATGCGTAATTGTTCACATCATCAAACTTTATAAATTGTGGAGGAATCGTTCTGATGAAACTACGTGAAAGACTTTTCAGTCGTTTTTGTGCTCATTATTGCAAAACAGATAATTTCAAACAGGAGCTTCATAAGGCGTATGCTTCTGGTTATTCGGACGGATACTCAGATGGATATCAGCACGGATACGATGAAGGATTCAATGCGCTTACTAGAACAGCTGAATATGCAACAGTGATAGATGAGAGCTCATCTGTTAAGACAAACAAAATAATTTAAATTTATTTAAAATAAAAATAAAGATTTTTTAATCATGTATCGCTTATAATATATGTACAATATATAACAGTTCAAACATCAAAATACATCAACACATATCAAGGAGAATAGTGTCATGGCACAGAATAACATTTCAGAGATGGAAACTACTACCTGCACGTCGCCGCTGAGAGCTACTTACAATTCTTTCAAATCATTTCTCGGATATGAAAGTCCGCTGTCTTTTGATGAATGGTCTGCGTTAGCAGATGATTCTAAGGCAGCGGCTTTGTATGTTCAGTTCTACGATCAGATAACACTTGCATGGTTCAAAACAAGAAGTTTCTATACTACAGAAGAAGATGGCGTAAGTACCTGTCTCCAGTACTTGATGAAAAATGTACCTGTAATCAAAGCGAAGCCTGAGAGGTTTTCAGCATCTTATGTATATCGAGTAGCATACAATTGTATGTATTGTATCTGCCATGATATAAAGCGAGATCGTGAGAGGTATCAGCTTGAAAGCAGCAATATCGTTATCAGTGAAACAGGCGATGAGCTTGATTTATTCGATACAATTCCAGATACTACTGATTATACTAAAGAAAAGTCTCGTGAAGAGTTCTGGGCTACGATAGAATCTATGGGAGAAGATACAATGTCTGTTGTTTCTAAGTTATTAGGTAGGTCGGATCCGTCGCTTCCTAAAGTATCTGAATCCAGGAAACAGGAAATAATCGCCGAACTTCGAATCAAGTTAGCTGATTATCTTGATGTATTTAATTGAATGTAATATATTATAGGGAGTTAAGATCATGAAAATATTTAAAGTTGTGGGAATTGTATTCATAATAGCTGCTATCTTATGTGCACTGTTTGTTGTACTGCGTATTGATACTGAGGAACAGAAATTCCAGTCCGGAGAAATTACTTTATCCGAGATGACATCGGATACAAGTGTTATGACATGGATCGGAGGTGCCGTCTGTGTTGGAGTATTAGGTGCGATATGTTTGCTGATTCAGTTTATGATAGATAACTCACATTTACCATTGCTCAGTGTATCGACAAAGAACAGACGCAAACATGAGTTAATAGACGATCTGTTGAGTGATAAATACAATATGTTAAGACAGCATCCTGATCAAATCGTACCGTTAGACGATAACGACTATATAGGCGGATTTGAGATTGATGATGTACCGCTTGCGTTACATTGCACATCAAATGGAATATATGTTATAACATCTGTAGATAATCCTGCAGATCAATATTGGTGTGGTACGATATCTGGATTACATGCGCTGGAGGTCAGCTATGATCACAAAAAATAATACAGTTACACAACGAATAGAGTTTGACTGTGTGTATCTAGTACAAGATATCTTATCTCATAAGTACATGTTACAAGGCTGTCGATATTTAGTTGAAGCTACAGTTCAGAACACGTTGCAGTCCGATGCGTCATCACTTGTATATGAATTCAAGATGCTGCGCGCTCACTTAAGCGCATGTGTTCCAAATCATACATTTTTATACTATCACAAAGATCTACAAGCACAATCCGTCGCAGCTACATTTGACGGATTAGGTGTTCCCACAAAGGCGTATAGCAGTGTAGTAAGTGCTGAAACTATATGCGAACAAATAGCATTGCAGTTGCAAGCTACTTTAGATGCATACTCACCTGGAGTAGTTGTAACAGAGATGAGATTAAGAGAAAATGCCGATTCATATGCAACTTACACTGCAAAATGTTGAATCGTTATTGAATACATAAATCAATTTATATCAAAGGAGAATGATATCATGGCATTCAAATCAGTAAAAGCTTACAATGAAGAAAAATTTGGCGGATTGTTTCTGCTAAGAAACGACGGCGATTACGCAGATGTGATCTTCCTGTATCAGAGTCTGGATGATGTGTTAGTTGCGGATACGCACTACATAAAGTCTGCTGATTACAGCGGATATGTACACTGCTGTGGTCGTGGATGTCCGGCGTGTGCCAAAGGCATCAGAGTTCAAACTAAGCTCTTCATACCGATTTACAATCTGTCTACAAATGCAATTGAATTTTGGGACAGAGGTATTAGGTTCGAGGCACAGTTCAGTCAGGATGTATTTACTAAGTTTCCGAATCCGTCTGAATATGTATTCAGAATCACTCGTAAAGGGGCTGCCGGAGACGTAAATACTGTTTATCAGATAACAGCTATCGGCAGAAACTCCGTTCTGAAGTATGATGATATCCTGAAAGCAAACAACATCACATTCCCGGACTATTACTCCAACATCTGTAAAGAACTGTCTGCCGCTGAACTGACCAACTTGCTTTCGACGCATCTAACTACGTCAGAAGGGTCTACCGAAGCTTACAGCAACAGTTCGCTTCCGAACTATCAGATTCAGCCTCGTTCAATCACAACAGCTGCTGCACCGACTATAAGTGTTCCTGACGATTCAACTGAGTTTGAAAACGTTGAATCTCTTGATGACGAACCTGTAGACTTCTGATAGCTTTTCAAACAATAATGCCGATCTGCACAAACTTTGTGTGATCGGCATATTGGATATATGAATAAATAAATTGAGAAAGGGGGAAAACTATATGCCATTATTTAATCAAGCTCAAATTGATGCAATAAATCAAGTTGCGGCTAAGAGTCAGCTAGTACCAACTGCCCCGCCATCAAAAACATCTGTTAAGGGCATGAATTCTGAGTTGAATTCAATTTCAGAGACTGTTAAAGAATATTTCAAAGATTCGCCCGCAATACTCATCACCTCAGTTGATCAGCTTCATGAATATGTCGATAAATGTATTGAAGTCGGATGGGCAGGTATTGATACAGAAACTACAGGTCTTGATAGAATACATGATACTATTGTAGGTGCTTCACTTTATTATCCTAACGGTGTAGAATGCTACATACCTAGCAAACATCTCATTCCGATATTTGATGAACCTTACAAAGATCAATTATCGTATGAACAAATTGGTCAAGAATTTCAGCGTCTAGCTGATAATAAAGTTAAGTTGATATTTGCAAATGCAGATTTCGACTTATCTATGATTTATAAAGATCTTAAAGTAGACTTGTTGGACAGTTGCTATTATGATGTTATCCTTGCATGGAGGTGCCTCAAAGAAAATGAGAAGGATAACTCATTAAAGGGGCTCTACAACAAATATGTTCTTAAAGGTAAGGGAGATCCGAAGAAGTTCTCAGATTTCTTCACACCTGAACTGTTTCCATATTGTAAACCTGAAGTTGCTAAACTTTATGCAGCCAATGATGCTAAAATAACATTTGAGTTATTTAAGTGGCAACTTCCTTATGTTACTAAAGAACATCCAAAATGTCAGAAAGCTCATCTTGAAGCTGTAGCTGATCTTGTGTGGAACGTAGAGATTCCGATGATACGAGTTTGTCAGAATCTGCATAGACGCGGAATGTATCTTGACACAGAAGTTGCATCTAGAATAAAGATCAAGTATGAAGCTATTCAGAAGAATGAACAGCAAGTGCTTGCGGATATGGTTCAGTCTATATTAGACACAAGTCTTTATAATTTGAGAATTAAATGTCCTTTCAAATCCGGGCAGGATTTCAATCATAATTCCAATATACATGTTCCTTATTTGTTGAAGGAATTGATGAAACTTGATATCGGTAAAAGTGTTGACAAGAATGTTCTCAACGATCTCAATCTACCTGTAACAAAGCAGATTGTTAAGATGCGAAATGCAGATAAGTTGATATCAACGTATGTTGATAAATTGCCGAAAGCGACTACGCCAGATAGCCGAATTCATGCAGTATTTAACTCTGTTGGAGCTGCAACGGGACGTATGAGTTCAGCTTCGCCGAATCTTCAGAATATCCCGTCACATGCAGAAGATATTCGACATATATTCAGAGCTACTCCTGGATATGTACTGATGAGTAGCGACTACAGTTTACAGAGGTTGGCTGTAGTATAAAACTACGTTAAGTCGATGAACTCCTGTATTTATTGGTTCAAGATACAGGACAATATCGAGCAAGATATATTCATATTCAACTAATCAATTTATTTGTAGATTCAAATGGATATATCGTGTGTAGAGACTATCGAAAGCTAGATATTCGCAATTGTAGAAATACATAAATAAGTGATAACTTAGGCGAATTAAGATAACCAAGTGAGTAGAGTACAGCTCAAGCGAGTTGGTTTATGAATGATATTAGTTCATAGTAAATCCATTAAATGGAAATTCGTAGGTGCAGATGATTTGGTAACAGAATCATTTGTTCAAGAGATAGTCCGACACTCTTAGCAATAAGAGAAGTGCGTAGCGAGCACATAACTAAGTTGCAGCAAGAACCAAAGATCACAGCATTTGTATCTCAAGATCCAAACATGATAAAAGCTTTTAAAGAGGGCAAGGACATATATGCTACAATAGCAAGTTTAGCATTTAATCTTCCATATGAAAAATGTTTGGAGTTTCATCCAGAAACACATGAATATCAACCTGATGGTAAAGCCAGACGTGGAGAAGCCAAAGTTATTGTATTGGGCATATGTTACGGAAGATCTGTTCCGTCAATTGCAGAGCAATTGTTTGGTACACGTGATGATATGACTGAAGATGATAAAACTTCTAAAGCACAAAAGATATATGATGCTGTTCTGAATGCGTTTCCAAATTTGCGTCAGTTGATGTTGAGTTCTCAAAATATGGCAAGGACGCATGGATATGTTGAAACTATATTAGGACGTCGTCGTCACATACCAGATATGCAGTTGCCTGAATTTGAATTTTTACCGATGAAGGGATACGTCAACCCAGATGTTGATCCATTAGATGTATCTACTTTGCAGAACACTAAAAATGAAATTCCGCAACGTATTGTCGAAGAGCTCATGCGAGAATTCAAAGGATACAAGTACTTCGGTCAAATCGCTCGGAGAACTAAAGAGTTATACGAAGAGCACATTAAAGTTATCAACAATCGACCAAAGATAACTGAAGCAACTAGACAATGCACAAACAGTATAATTCAAGGGTCTGCAGCAGAAATGACCAAACTTGCTATGATTCAGCTGGAAAACAATCCAACGTGGCAATCTATAGGAGGTCGATTCTTGCTTCCTGTTCATGATGAATTGATTGCAGAAGTTCCAATACAGTATGCAGAAGAAGGTGCTAACATACTCAGTACTACTATGAGTGAAGCTGGTAGTTTCTTACCGTTCCCGATAAGCTGTGATGTAACCACAACAATTCGTTGGTATGGACTTGAATATCCGTGCCCATATCCTGAAGTTGAGAAACTTGAAAACATACAAGACATATATACAATGGATCCGGAACATCTAAAGTGGCTACAGTACCAGCTGGTCGATCTAGAATTTACACTTCCAGTATTCAAAGAAGAAGATGGAAGTAAACCTAGAGGCGACGCTGCGCATGGCGTGAATGGTAAAGCTACACAGGAACTGGAGGATCGCATCGTAGAATACATGAATCGTTATAGAATACATATAGAAGAATTTACTTCTCATATCAAAAGAAAAGTTTTACAAGGAGATTAAATGTTATGCAGTTTACATGCAACACAAAACCGCTTTCCGATGCACTCAATCTCGGAATCATCAATTCAAACGTGTCAAAGTACTACAGAAAGAGCTGTTTAGCTCAGCTGACTGCTACAAAGACATCGCTCAGAGTTAATCTAGAAGCTGAATCTATTGTAACGCAACTGATTGTAAAGGGTGCTGGCGATGCAGATGCATCTGAATCTATATTTGTAGACAGCCTCTTATTGAAACAGCTTGTGTCTACATTTGAAACCGCGACAGTCACACTTGAGTTCATAGAGAATGGGCTCGTTTTACACTCAGGTAAATCCAAATTTACACTTCCGAAGATGATAGATAGCATTGAGCTTGAACTTAATAGCCCAAAGGATGTATCAGATCAGTCCGGAGTCTCTGTTGATATTGACAAAGATGCATGGAGATTTGTCAAAGATCATCAGATGTTTGCAATAGCAATGTCTTTCACGCATCCTGTATATACTAAAGTGTGGATAGGTGATACCGGTGATGTTCTTGTCGGCGATTTTGATAACAGCTTGTTTACACATTCTAAAAGAAGCAATCTTGGGACAACTTGTCTACTTTCTGAAACAATAGTGAATCTATTCAATGCACTTCCTGAAGGTGCAAAATTAACACGCTATGACCGCAGCTATCTGATATCTCTTCAGCTGGACAGCTATTCATATGTATCAGAATTCCAGCCTCAGTATGAAACCGATGAAGGCGTAGGTAGTTATAACTCTGCAATATTCCTCAACATGATGAAGCATCCAGTATCGAATTATGTTGAAACGAGCGCAGCTGCAATCAATAAGTTCTTAGGGCAAGCAACATTGCTTTCTACCTCGACTGAAGATACGATATTTGTGTCCGTAGGAGATGGACAAGTTAAACTTTATACAGATACGCTCAAGTGCGAGGTAGCTGCAACTGGTATTACTCCTGATGTATACACAGGTGAATTCCGAGTAGATACTCTTAAATCCATTGTAGCTAACTACGTCGATGGTGATAAAGTTTGCATATATCCGATGCTTGAGGAATCTGTAGTCATCGGACTGCTCTTCTGGAACAAAGATTGCACGTCAATGCTTTCAAGTGTAGCGGAGTAATCTACTATGGCGTTTCGTAAATTAGATAGTGTTGCACCTTTCAATTCAACCGCCAGTGCGGAACTACTTGAATTTTACGAAAACGAACTGAATCAAAAGATAGTAAGACAAGCGGCGGAGCCTTCTCACAGGACTTTCGCCGCTTCTTCTTTCAGATGTGATAGACGTTCGTGGTTTCGGCTCAGAGGTGTTCAGCCTGATGAATTGAAACAACCTGATAAGGGCTTAGATTTCATATCAAGAATCGGAACAGCTTGTCATGAAATAATTCAGTCTGATCTAAGAGAATTTCTGAAAGAAGATTGGATAGATGTTTGTACTTATCTAAAATCAATAAATTTTTCGTATGAGTATACAGCGAAACAGTCTAGTAACAAGTTAGAAACTCAAATTGAGATAGCTAGACCTCCAATACGATTCGCATGCGATGGAATCATTCGTTGGAAAGATAAGCTCACACTTCTAGAGATAAAAACATGTGAATACGCTAGTTGGCAAGATTTAACATTCGCAAAAGCAGAACACATTGATCAAGCGATGCTGTACGCAACACTTCTTAATCTTAATGATGTTTTATTTCTTTATCAAGACCGATGGTATGGTGATCTGAAATGTTATTCGTTATCAGTGTCACTTGCACAACAAGATGAAATCAAGCATCGATTAGAGTATGTTCTCGACATGGTTGACAAAAATCTAGCACCTGAAGGTCTTCCAAAAGGCGACAAATGGTGTTCGCCCAACTACTGTCCTTACCACAAGAAATGCAAGGAGTATGGACGATGAATCGTTATAGTACATATACATCACTATTCATGATTGGAGAAATCATATGAATTTAGCAAATAAATACAGGCCAAAAACATGGGATGATGTTACAGAGCAGGGAACTGTGGTCAAGATACTAAAATCCATATGTGAAACTAAGCCGTTAGAACTTCGAAATTTCCTGTTGATTGGACCAGCAGGTTGTGGTAAGACCACTTTGTTAAAATGCATGGCTCGTGTTTTAAACAACGGCAAAGGAGAGCCTATTGAGCTAGATGCTGCCTCACACAGTGGTGTTGACACTGTTCGTGATATAATGCAGCAAGCGAGAGCATATCCAGTAGGATGTGATTACAAGGTATTCATCATCGATGAATGTTTTCCTGGAAATACATGGATATCAACACCTGCAGGTAAAATACAAATCAAGGATATTCAACCGGGAGACCTCATATATAACATGACAGGTCAAGCGACGGTGACACAGGTATTCAAGAACAGAGTGAAACCAGAAAACCTTATATCTATATCAGTAGGAGGTCGTAGATTAGTAACAACTCAAGATCACTTGTTTTTTACTAATGACGGGTGGATACCTGCTAAATATTTACAACAAGGAGATCAACTATATGATTCAACGTCGTTGCAAACAATGCGGCAAAATGTTCGAGGTGCGTTATGCCAGCGATCAGAAAGTGCTATGCAGCAAGGCGTGTCGTGCGATCTATATGCACAACGAAATGTCGAATCGTCATCCTGGTTCGATACAGAAAAAGTGTCCAATATGTGGAAAGATGTTCTGGACACCACAGAGCGTGAATTCAATCACGTGCTCACCGCAGTGCGGAGGAGTTTGGAGAGCGCAGAATCCAAATTTGGAACGATTATCGGAGGAACATTCAAAACACTGGCATATGTTTATCTGTCCAGTTTGTGGGAAGCAGATGGAGATTCGAAACAGCGATCCACGAACAGCCTGCTCTCCGAAATGTGCGAATCATCTGATTCGGATGCGAAAACAAACTGCGAAACTTGTGATAACTCGTGTGTGCGCTTGGTGTGGAAATTCATTTGTAGTGAACTCTTCCAATCTGAACAAGAAGACATGTTCCAATACTTGTCGTTATGCATTGACAACCAGTTACAGCATAGGAAGGCCCAGCCCACAGGCATCAGAACGTATGAAACAACACAATCCGATGAGCAATCCAGATGTAGTAGCGAAGATGATCCAGACGCGAGAGCAAAATGGTACTTTACATATGCCGCCTGTTGCACGTGGTGGGAACGGACACTTCACCAAGCCGCAGATGCTGCTCAAATCTCAGCTAGGACCTCAATGGAAATTAGAGTACTCCGTGACTGTGGGTATAGATCGAAAAAACAATCCAAATCACTATCCTTCGAAATACGCACTCGACCTAGCATATCCCGAAATATTTCTCGGAATAGAGGTGGATGGTGTAGATCACAATATGAAATCGCATCGGTTGTTGGATGCAAAGAAAGTGCAATGTCTAAACAATTTAGGGTGGACAGTGTTGAGATTTACCAACGCGGAAATAATGAAGAATTGTTCCGAAGTTGTTTCAAAGATTCAGAATTACATTCAAAGTATGTAACAATGTATGACCTGGAGATATCAGGACATCCGTCGTATTTTGCAAATGAGCTGCTAGTTCATAATTGTCATGCGTTCAGTTCGGCTTCCTGGCAAAGTATGCTTACAACTATCGAAGCCCCTCCGGCTAAGAGCGTATTCATGTTTGCCACTACAAACCCAGAGAAAATACCTGCAACCATCATATCCAGAGTCCAGGTATTTCAATTATCTAAAATAAGTACTGAGGGTATTTACAACAGGCTTCTGCACGTTATCAAGTGTGAAAATGCTGAGGGTCGTAATATAGAGTATGTTCCAGATGCAATCAGTTTAATTGCAAAACTCGCTTCAGGCGGTATGCGAGATGCACTCACATTGTTAGATAAGGCACTCGCTTATAGCAATGAATTAACTTCTGAGAATGTAACCGCTGCTCTCAATCTTCCTAATTACGATGATTGTTTTGCACTATTAACTGCATATGCGAAGCGAGATAACAAGTCTGTTGCAAGCATATTGAATGTTGTTTATAATTCAGGAGTTAACTTTGTCAAATGGTTTGAAAGTTTTCATTCGTTCATCATGAATGTTGTTAAATACATCTTGTTGAAAGACATTGAATCTACAATGATACCTGCTCACTATGCTGATAAAATAAGCAAGTACAGTGAACCACATCTTGCAATTTGTTTGCGATTGGCAAACATTCTTGTTAAGATGAACGCAGAGTTAAAAGTAAGTCAATATCAGCAAGAGTTAGCACTTACATATTTGTGTCAGCAACCTATAAAGAAGGAAGGTAACTAAGATGGGTTCATTGTTTGATGCACTTAATAGTTATGAGAAAGATATTTCCGAAACTTCACAATTCTGCAATGATGTATATGACTCTCGATTTAGGAGTTCATTTGAACTTGTTTATCAGTTGCAAGCACGGATGCAATCTGATAGCAATCCGATAACAGATTCTGAACTTACAGAAATTCTCACAACGCTCCCTCTCAAGTTATTTGAGGTATCTGAGAATCTTAATGCAATTAAGCTAGAACAACAAACTATTAAACTTCGTATGAAGGAGCATCGGCACAAACGTATTGTAGAACTTTCAGAAGGTGAAGTCCTCTTAGGTAATGTAAGATTATCAGCTACTGATAAACGAGATTGGATACTTAAGTGTGTTGCAGCTGAGATGACAGATCATGAAGTTCTTATATCCGCATACGATACAATCATTGATCGAATTGAACACGAAATCTCAATGAGTCGTGAACTTATAATGGGAGCTAAGAAAATATGGGACGGCAGACGTGCTACTGAAACAGTTAATCCTATAAGTGAGGTGGTTCCCAGCACCGAGTTACCTGATTATCAAGAAATATCTAAATCAACTAACGTATATATTAAATAGGAGTAAAATATGTCAAGATATACCGATATAATAAATTCAAGGAAAAAAGCTTGGAATTGTGAATCACTCATGGATGCTGCAATGACAAAGCGCGGGGATAAGATTCCCTTTTCTAGTCCGCTTCTTAACTATTCAACATATGGAGGCATTCCGCGGCGTGCTATTACAGAGTTCTTTGGTGAACCTTCAGGAGGTAAGTCAACAACAGCTGTAGATATTTGCAAGAACGCACACGATCTATTTGTCCGCGAACACGATGTTCAGATTCAAGCTCTGCAGAAGAAGGCAGCCGAAAGTAAAGCAGCAGCAATTGAGCTTGATGATCTTATCGAACGTGGTCCAAAGCGAGTTCTCTATTTGGATCTTGAGCATTCATTTGATAGCGCTTGGGCGAGCACGCTTGGTATTGAACCTGAGGCGATTGATATAATGCAGCCGCCTGATGTTGTCGCTGAAACTCTTCTGCAAACACTGCAAGAGTTAGTAGAAACAGGTGAAATTGGACTAGTTGTACTAGATTCCATTCCTTCGCTGGTCACACAAAGTGAGCTAGAAAAAAAGTATGGTGAAAGAACTGTAGCACCTGTTGCTGGACTTCTTACCACATTTTGTCGAAAGATTGTACCGCTTCTTACTCGATACGATACAACTATGATATTTATTAATCAGACACGAGATAACATGGACAATCCTTATGTGGTAAATACTCCGGGAGGTAGAGCTGTTAAATTTTATGCTTCGTTGAGGATATTATTCAAGATAGGCGCTCCGGTAGACTTCTTAGGCAATGAGCTGCCTGCGAACATAGAGAATCCGGCAGGTTATAAAGTTACTGCAAAAATAGTAAAACAAAAGAGCGCGCCAAATGATAGACGCAACGGGTCCTATTATTTAATGGCGCATTCCGGAATTCGTGTTGATATGGACATGACGCAGCTTGCTACAAGCAAGTATAACATCATTCGCAAAGCAGGTGCTTGGTTTACACTCACTGATCCGTCAAACGGAGAGATACTCGAAGATGAATCAGGTAAACCGCTGAAAATAAATGGTTTTGCAAAAGTATTAGAGTATGTACAATCACATCCTGATTATTATCAGAAACTTACAGATTACATACTAGCAGATATTTCAGGAAAAGATGCATCAGATGCAGAAGGAGACGATCTGTCAGATGAATACAAAGACATTTAGTGAAGTACAAGAAATCAAGATATCAGGCTCATTAGGTTGGAAACGTGTGTCAGGAAGCGGTGCTCGGAGCTGTTTACCCGGAGACGTGGAGGGCATGGAGTGGTTAGGCGAATGCAAAACACATGTTAAGCGCATCCCTCAAGTTGTATTTCAGTATGATCATTGGAAGAAGATATGCGAGGAAGCAACATCTAAATTTAAGCGTCCTGTACTGTTTGTAGATGATGGCTCCCAACTTCTAGAATACACCTGGTGTTTGATACCTGCATTTGATCACGAGGGAACAGCTGTTGAAATTCCACATATACATAATTTTTCGATAAGAAGAAACTTGTCATTCATCGCTAATTGCGTCAGAAGATATCTTCATGATTACAATGATTCAAACAACTGGGAGTACAATTACATTGATCTTGTTTGGCATGGCGAACACTGTCATTTGTTGAGATTTTCACATTTTGCACAATTATTCGGAGAACAGCAATGAAATCACTACAAGAAGTAGGAACGGAGATACTCACAGGTAAGCCGCATTCGTTATACATACTTACAGGTCCTGAGTATGGAATCAAAGCAGCATATATAGATGCATTAAAAACACATTATGGCGACATCAAAGAGATGCAGAAAGTGTCTGAAGTTATCAGTTTGATGTCTGTTAAGCATCTTGTTCCGCTGATTCCTTGCGTATATGTTGTAAGATATGACGATGAGTTTGTTTCCGGTCTAAATGAGATAGTGGCTGAGAAGTTACGCAAACTAAAGATAGTGGGTACGCTGATTTGCATATACAGCGATGCTAAACAATCGGCTAAGCTGGAAAAATTCTTACCAGACACAACAACGAGTATTGATACAGTAGCTCCTCATTTTATAGCTAAATACTTAAAACGTGATTACAGCGAACTTCCGGATATGTTGATATCGTATATAGTTAAATACGCAGTCAATTATCATCAAGCAAATATGATGTGCCGATCACTCACATATTTAGATAAACAAGATCTGTTCAAAGTTGATGAAAGAGATATAACACATTTATTTGGTGTAGTTTCTGAAACTTCTGATGCTCTGATAAAACAAGCTGTAGCTGCTCGAAGCTTCAAAAGATGTATCAAGGTCTTAGAGGATAGCCCTCAACTTGATAACATATTTTATTCAATATTATCAATGTTGATTGAATTAGATAAGCTATTAGATAACAAATACACATCGAGTCCGCTGCGTGAATACGCTAGCCGATGGACTCGTTCTGATGTTTACAACATGTTTGAGCATACATTTCACGAATTATGTCAGCTTAGATCTAATGTGGGTGATCCATACAATAGTTTAATATACTTGTTCAGTTTAACACAGTTTCAACACATACCGATGTGGGAGGAATCTTGATGGAGTTTATATATCAATCTGAAGCCGTATCTGAATTACGTCAGGTTGCGACTTCGGATCGTCACAGCGTTATGATAGAAGGTCCGGCAGGTTGCGGAAAATCTTATCTTGCAAGTGAATATGCTAAAATGCTAAATATTGATGACATTTCATTTGTAGAGCCTACTGTTTCAGCGGTTCGTTCTATGATGAATAGTGTCGCGAACTTGTCAAATCCGATGCTTATCTGCATTGAGAATCTAGATACTGGTGTGCCGGCAGCTGCATATACACTTCTGAAATTTTTAGAAGAACCTCAATCAAATGTATATATTGTAGTTACCTGCAGAAATATTCGAGGTGTTCCTGATACTATTTTAAGTCGAAGTGTTTGTGTAAGTATAGGTCAACCTACTCCGATTGATTTAGAGACTTACGGAGCTCAAAAAGATCCTACACTTTATGCTTTGCGTAAGAACTCTGTCATGTGGACAATGTGTCGATCATTTGCTGATATTGATGCTATTTTTCAGATGACTCAACCGCAGCTTGATTATTTCTATGATCTATCAAATATCAACTTCAAAGATAATGTATCTAACTTAACATGGAAACTCGGGCACTACAACGACAATACGGAGAGCCCTACAATATTTGTAATTAGATACATATATGGAACAACTAGAAATGAACTAGTGAAAAAATATGCGTTACAATGTTTAGTTGAACTTGATACTAGCCGAGTTGCAGCGCATGCAGTTCTAGCTCATTTTGTATTCAATTGTAAATATAAATCTTGAATCGTTATAGAATGTACATATCAATAAATATCAAGGAGATCAATTATGTTTGAAGTTGCAGTTGAATGGAGACCTATACCCGGATTTGAGGACCGATATGAAATATCAAATTTAGGACAGGTTAGAAGTCTATGTGGTTCACACAGATGTAAAGATCCTCAAGGTATCAAGAAGCCTCAATATACTAAAGGATCAGTAAGCGTTGTTTTATACCGTAAAGGACATTCATTCGATGCGAGCGTATCGCATTTAGTTATGCAAGCTTTTAGATATCCTGAGATAAGTATTTATTATTTTCCGCAGGTTGATCACATAGATGGCAACATATGGAACAATCGTATTGATAATCTCAGATTACGACTTATACCTACAAATGTTACATATCAACGTCAAGGAGTTAGATACTAATGGAGAGATATTATTTTAGCGGATCATTAACACAAGAGATGCATGATATGCTGCTTGCGATGCCGGATTTTCAGCCGATTGACATACTGATATCGCAGTTAGATCGCAGTGCTATTCCTAGAGCTATTCAATGGAAGCACGAAGGATTCTGCAGATCTCTTTTCATTGATTCGGGAGCATTTAGTATCCATACAGGAAACGCAAATACAACTGTTGATGAATATATTGAATATGTAAACAGCATTGATGCTGATATTGATATATTTGCTCAGCTGGATACTATCCCAGGTAAATTCGGACAGCCCAAAAGTAAGGAAGACTACGAAGAGTCAGCTCGTAAATCGTGGGAAAACTATCTGTACATGAGAGAGCGAGTCAAATCCCCTAACAAGTTGATGCCTGTTTTCCATTTTGGGGAATCATTCTCAGCTCTTGAGAACATGTTAAATTGGAGGAGCTCCAACAATGAGAAACTGGATTACTGTGGAATATCACCTGCTAATGATGTTTCTCAAGCTGAAAAGAACATATATCTAAGAGAAGTTGCTGATCACATAGCGAAATCTTCTAATCCGGATGTCAAGACACACTTATATGGTATGACCAGTCTGGATGCATTGTCTAAGTATCCGTGCTATTCGGCGGACAGTATAAGCCATCGACTTATTTCCGGATACTGCAAGATATTGTCTTCACAATTCGGCGTGATTTCGGTATCTAAACGAGACCGAACGTCAAAAAGCAAATCAAACATGAGTTTTCTAGAGACTGCTGACGAATACAACATCAAGAAACTAACGGAAGAGATAGAAGCTCTAGGATTTACACTTGAACAGATTCAAGAATCGTCAGCAGCTCGAGTAGTTGTAACAATGCGTAACATTCAGAAGTTGTTGGCTACTCGATACAAATACAATGAAAATCGAGTGAAGAGACCTAGAAAACTATTCGATCTATGAGGTGAGTAGATGGATATTATTTGGCGATCTATACCAGGATATGAAGGTCTGTACATGATCAGTAATTACGGCACAGTGCAGAGCTGTGAACGACATTTTACTAATGTTTCTGGGGCTCACACCAAAGTACCTTCAATGTATATCAAAGTGCATACAGAATCAACTTCGTTAGATTATGTTGTTTTACATAAAGACGGCAAGTATACAAACGTCTATATTGCTCCGTTAGTTGCACTTCTCTTTTTGAATATTCCAGTAGACAGATGTGTATCACATATAGACGGCGACTATCATAACAATAGAGCTGACAATCTCATGTTATCGTCCGAATACTATAGTGATCCTGCGTGGAAGGACATTGAAGGATATGAAGGTATTTATCAAGTATCTAGATATGGCGACGTTCGGTCTTTAGATCATTATGTATCTGCTAAAAATAACAGTTATCGACTCGTTAGAGGTATAATGCGAGCATTTGATGAAACTAAAGATGGATATTTGCAAGTAGGCTTGTATGATAGCGAAAGTCAGAATACACATCTTGGAAAAATGAAGATGGTGCATGTCTTAGTTGCTAAAGCGTTCATTCCTAATCCTGACAATAAAACACAAGTCAATCACAAAGATGGAAATAAGAAGAACAATCGTGTTGAAAATCTCGAATGGGTTACACCAAAAGAGAATGTTGCGCATGCAATTCAGTTGGGACTCCGAACTCGTACTAATTGGACACAGGAAGATATCATTCGATGGAACGCAGTATCAAATGAAAAGCAAAAAGTCAGAGTACGCTGTATTGAGACTCAAGAAGAGTTTGATTCGCAGTCTGCTGCAGCTTCGCATTTCGGAGTGTCTACAATAGATGTATCTACATCAGTGCGTAATCATACCATATGTGCAGGTGTACATTTTGTAGAAAGTTCTCAGCCTGATTATGATATCGGCACTGTTTTGAATCTTCCAAACGAAATTTGGAAAGATGTTGTTGAGTATGAGGGACTGTATCAGGTATCGAATTTAGGCCGTGTTAAAAGTGTAGCCCGTCAAGTTGCATACACTCATCCCAAAGGACGTATGCGTTCAGTTCCTGAAAAGTTATTGAAGATAACTGCAAATCAAGTGACACTCAACAAAGGTAACAAAGCGAAAATATTCAATGTTAACGGACTAGTGAAATCACATTTTTAATACATAAACATACATACAGATATTTATTTTGAGGAGATACAATTGATGAAATGTTTGGATTGCATAAAGTATCAAACGGAAGAATGTAAACATACGTGCACATTTAATCCAATGGAGACGATATACGCAAACAAAAATTTTCTGAATGGTACTGTTGAAGAATTCTGCAAAGATTTTAAAGCTACGGAAGCTGAACTTTCAAATATTGCTGAGTCTGTTGATGGAGTCAACCAGATAAAAGATAGCGGGCAACGCAGAGTATTTGAAAGCGGTGCTGTTCGCGATATTGTTGAAGGCAAAGGTAGATGTGATTTGATGCCTTTGAGTGTTATAAAAACTTTCCTAAACGACGATCCTGTGCTCAGTAAATTTGCAGAATATATGAAGCTAGGTGATATCCACGCGTTATATTCTGCAGCAGATAGATTCACTGAACTTTTCTATCCAGACAAGTGGTCGGCTGTGCTTGATGCCGCAAAACAATATGAAGGCGGAGCAGTTAAATATGGTGAGCACAACTGGGAAAAAGGTATTCCGCTTCATAGTTTCATTGATAGCGCAATTCGGCATTATCTGAAAGCACGTAGAGGAGATAACGATGAACCTCATATTCGTGCGTGTTTGTGGAACATCTTCGGAGCAATTTGGACGCAACAAAATAAACCAGAACAGCAAGATATTCAGTATGAAGACGTGTTAGTTGCGTTTAACTAATATTATTGAATAAATATAAACAACCTTGTATACATGTGTATAAAGTATATGAGGTCTGTTTCTATGGAATATCCAGTGTTCGGTTTAGTAGCCGATACATATGATAAGCTGCCGGAGCACGGAAAGGTTATCAATTTCAGAACAATTGAATACTTCTTGTGGGTCAAAATACCGGATTATATGAGTCGCGATTTTCGTCTTGTCGGCGTATTTGAGATGTGCGATGATTACGATAAAGCACCCAGTGATTGTGATATTACAGAATTTGTCACACGAGAAAAGAATCGTCCTTGGATAAAGATACTTACCGATAAGATAAATCAAACTGTAGGATTTCATCTATATAAAATAGAACTTGTAAATAGATTTACAGATGATGTAGTTTCTCTTTATTTCAGCTATATCATTCAAAATGATAATCCTGATAGGCCTTATGATTATATGAAGACAATTCGTGAATATTTTGATCAAGGGTGTCAAGCGTCGAAGGATAAGTCATGAAGAATGTATTCGCTGATATTAAGTACTACAATGCTAATACACATGATAATAACGTAGGTGATTGTGTTGTTCGTAGTATATCGCTTGCGTTAGGTGAGCCATACGACATCATTAGATCTGATTTGAATGCAACTAAACGTAATTTAGGTGCTATTAAGTATAACGTTCCTCGAGTATTTGAAGCATACCTTAAAACACGCGGAATTCAATTTGCAAAGACATCGGAGCGTTTGACAACTCGTGAATTCTATGAAACGCATTCTAGCGGAACGTATCTGTTATTAACAGATTCTCGCAAACATGCAAAAGAAGCAGAGAACCTTGTAATGGATCACATGTGCTGTGTTATAGATGGAGATCTATACGATAGCTGGGATTCAAGAAATTCTATTGTCGGATATGTCGCAACTGTGCCAAATACTCCAAATATTTATGAAGTTAACATCGCTGATATGTGGCCAACAGTTCACAATGATATAGATGATTACTTAGATGCTTTGACCGCTAAATATTCAGATCTTATACTTTCAGCATATATGACAGGTTGTAAACAGACGGATACGTTTACTGAAAAGTTCAGAATAGATATTGAGCTAAATACTCAGCGCCCTGATATGCCTGCATATTATGTTCATTATCAATCTAAAGTGTCACATCAATTTGTTTTGAAAATATCTCCTACAACAACCGAATCTGATATACCTAGATTATCTAAATCTATGCGCCAGAAAATATATGACTGGTGGTACAACATTCGTAAAGAGATAGAGGATGATATTGCTTCTGCGAAGATTGTAGCTAATCCATATTTCAGAGGCGATAAGGCCAAGTTGATGAAGCTCCCTGAATGGAGTCGATCACTCGTCAGTTACTTCAGAGATGGTGGTAATCCTATATACGAAGATCCTTTTGTAGTGTACATGGATGCCCTCGAAGGAGATCCTCGATATGACGAAAATACAGAAGTAGAATTCAGGGCAGATACACTTACAGAACTTAAACATGATATGGAAAGGTATCGTACAGATTTCAGTCGATTTGGATATGATTACTAAGGAGTAACATAGATGGAAGCAATATATAGCAGTAAATTATTCAAAACAAGTCCACGTAAAGATGCGTTGAAAGCTGCAATTGAAAATCCTATCAACACAGAGTTAGTTCAACAACTGCGTAGGTATCTTGATAAAGAATATCTCAAGCCTGAATATGTCTTGCGTGAAAGTGACCAAAAGAAAGAGAAAACGCCAGATGAGAAGGGTCAAACCGATGTTTTATTTGAAGGTGGTCCTGAATTTGCACCTAGGTCAGCCCCTTCAATGCCATCAAGCTTGCCTGATGATTCTTTAGAAGAAGAACCTCTTCCTGATGAAGAGCAAACTCTTGATGAGGAAACAGAATCTGAGGAGCCTGTTGCTGAAGAATCAACTTCAGAAGAACCTGTATCCGAGTCGGTCAAGATACAAGCGATGATCGGTACTACTTATCTTGATGATGAACCTCAGATATCACCTGATGTTATCAAAGGCACACTTAATAATCGAACAGATTGTATGGGAGTATCTCGGGTATCTATTAAGAACAACGAGTTATGGATATATTACAATGATAACATCAACCTTAATAACGTGATGGAACAGGTGATTCAGCTTCTAGAATTATCTGGATATGCAAGTTTATCATTTAATAGATTAGCTCGCACTGATAATGCAATTGTGTTTGAAATTTCAAAGAGCAATGAAGCTAAAGAAATTATAGAATGAGGGTGATAAAATGATAAGTTCTTCTGCGCTGCAAAATGCATATAATACATTGTACACAGAATTTCGTAGATACATCTGGGGATTTGACGCAGCTAATGCCCTTGCCGATCTAGAAATCGCTTCTTATGAAGCATGTGCGGATATCAATAAAGTTCGTACATGTTTAGATAAGCTTAATATGTATGCTCGAGATGTAATCAAGAATGATGAAGATCTTAAAAAAGCGTTTGATAGTTTCTATGATCTTTTAAAAGATGAAGAATCTACATATGTTAAACTTTTGAAAGTCAATGAGGAGGTACCTAATGAAAGTCGCAAAGTCGCCGAAAACACAGATACAGCAAAACAAAGTGAGTGAAGCTGTTGAATCTTCTAGCTACACTAAGGCCATTAAATGCATAAGAGCTGCAATTGATGAACTAGGTAAAGACGCAAAAGATGATATATTAGCTCAAGAATCAATTGCAAATTTAGGAGTAGTACTTTTAGACCTGAATAAATAATCGGAGAATTGATATGGACGACTTCAAAACTGTTGAAGGTGAGATCCGCGAGAAAGATCCGCTACTAAGAAAGCAGAATGAGGGCGTCGCAGAGATGCGGACGTCCTTATTAGCATGTTCTGATAATCCCGCTCAAGCAGTGCGTGAACTTACTATAAAGCGAATATATCATCAGCTTACACGTATTGTAAGATATACGGAGTTGATGGATAAAATAGAAAACAAACTCTATGAATCAATCGAGAATACAGTGCTTACACAAGATACTATGGATCCTACAACGTGGATGGTCTTAATATCAATTCAAGAACGACTTCAAGATAATATGATAAAATCGCATAAGTTGTTGGAGCCTTACATCGGAGCCACACCTGAGATGAATATTGAAGGGATTGAAACTGTAGCTACAGATGCACCTCCGTCCTTGTTAGATAGAACATCTAGAGACAATGTTCGAAAAGCAGCTCAAGAGTTACTTCTTATGCTAGATGAGGACAAAACTGATGACTGATTGGGAAGATGTTTTATCACGTATAAAAGCTAGATATGATAAGTTTTCAACAGAAGAACAAGTTACGCTTCGAAATATTGTCAAAGAGATCGCAGATTACGGATATTCACCTACATATGAAAACATATGGATGACAGATTTCAAAGAGATTCCTGTTGATAAGTATACATTTTTAACAGATCCTTATTACTTAGGGCAGACAAACAACAATGGTGAGTCTATTTATCCTGCATGGATGAATACTATGTTAGAGCTTGAGAAGGCAGGTAACCAATACACTGAGATTGTATTTACGGGAGCTACTCGTACAGGTAAAACTAGTACTGCTGTTTCTGATGCTGCATACATGTTTTATTGGTTAATGTGTTTACGTGATCCGCAATCTTATTTCGGCTTGAAATCAATCACTAACATTTCAATCTTTTTCTTCAACATAACACAAACACTCGCTCGCGGTGTTGCTTTTAAAGAGTTCAATTCTCTTATGGCGAATAGTCCATGGTTTCTTAAACATGGTCATATGAATGACAGCGAGGCTGTCCCTACATATATTCCGGACGGTGGTCTAATCACCATTGAATATGGATCTGATGCATCGCACGCATTAGGTAAGGCAACATTCTGTTTAGTAGGAGATACGAAGATTCTAACTGATCGTGGTATACGACGCATTGCATCGTGTACTGGACCGTGTCGTGTTTGTCAATGGTCAGGGACTGGTATGATGTATTCAGATGCTCGTGTAGTTTTAACAAAATATGTTAAAGACACATTGAAGCTAGAATTTAATAATTATACTTACATAGAAGGCACACCAGATCACAAGATACAGCTGTATGATGGTTCGTATGAAGAGCTTCAAAACATCACGTATGAATCTAAGATACTAGATCCATCATATCCTGGACCTATTTATCTTTCAAATAAAGTTAGATGTCATTATGAGCACGAGATTCCAGTATTCGATGTTGTAAATGCAGAACCATATCATAATTTTATTGTAGTAAATGGACCCAGTCAGCTAGTTGCGCATAACTGTGTTGTTTTTGATGAGTGTAACTTTGCAGCAGCGGGTATTAAAGATATCAATAAAGCAAAAGTCCGCATGAAAGCAAAATATGACACACTCGTTGCTCGTGTAACCGGTACTTTTGTTAAACATGGTGAAGTATTTGGTCGCTTGTATGTTATCAGCTCTAAGAATAGCGATTCAGACTTCATGGAAGAGTACATTGCTACACAAAAAGAAGCCGGTAACGAGCACATGTATGTGTTTGATAAGCCGCAGTGGGAGGTCTGGCCGGCGTCTAAGTATACTTCAGATAAGAAATTCAAGTTAGCTCTAGGTGGAAAGCATCTTCGCAGCTTTGTTGTTCCTGATGATCAAACAGATCCTCAAAGTCTTGCAGATATTGAAGCTCAAGGATTCAAGATATTAGATGTACCTGAAGATAACAAAACAAGGTTCTTAGCTGATATAGATATTGCTTTGCGTGATATCGCTGGCATTTCTGTTCCAGGTACATTTTCATTTATTACACAAGATGTACTGGACAAGTGTATAACAAATACAAGACGAAATCCGTTTTATACCGATATTATATCCATTGGTACAAAAGATTCGCTCTCCATAGAAGAATTTTATCATATGGAAGCTACGCCTGATGTTGTCCGAAAAGCTCCTATGTACATACATCTAGACTTGTCTCTTACTACAGACCGAACTGGTATCTCTGGAGTATCTATAGTAGGTCGTAAAGATATTGCAGATGAAACTGGTAAGAAAATATCTCTTCCTGTTTATGCTCATGTATTCACAGTTGCAATTCAAGCACCTCGTGGTGATAAAATTGCATATGATAAAATACTGAGATTCATCTGTTGGTTGAGACGTCAACATTTCAACATATCACGTATCAGTCGAGACCAATTTCAAAGTGAATATCTAGGTCAGCTACTTGAAGCACAAGGTTTTCCTTGTGATAAAATATCACTAGACCGAACTCCAGACGGATATATTGCTGGTAGGGCTATTTTGATTGAAGATCGTGTTGAGATGCTTCATAACGAGCTACTTGAACGCGAGTTGACTCATTTGCAGCGAGATGCTTCAACAGGTAAAGTTGACCATGTTGAAGGCGAAAGTAAAGATGCTTCTGACTCATTCATTGGTGCGATGTGGAATGCTATGTTAAATACACAAGTACTTCCTACAACTCCTAAATCAGTAGTATCTGCAATATCTGCAGTAAATACACCAAAATCTAATACTCTAAATAATAGTAAGTACAATATGTTCGGAAACATTCGAAAATTTTAGCACATTAAATATTGAATAAATATAAAGAAATGAGGTAATCATTATGTACGTCAAAAACCTTTTGAACGCAGGCGATTTAGTATCTGTAGTCCCCACAGGCCTTCCTGTTATTCTTCAGTATGACGAAGAAGGAAGATTGCATCGTATTACAGAAGGATACGAAGACACTGGTAAAGATATATCTGTAGATATTTTACCAGCTATTCGTGAGCATCTGTTAGTGCCCCTTCATATTACAGTTAAACAAGGAACAACTCTTATAACAGGTGTGTTCTGTATTTCTGAAAATATAAAGTGTGTTGGAGATATTCCTGATGCATGTTATTCACTCATAAAGCAATGTATTAAGGACAATTCAAATGATATTCAATTTTATGCTGGTAATATATTTAGTTATGCTACAATGTTCCGCGGAGGTCATCCAGCTCGTCAGTGGTTAAAGATGGCAGGCTTTGAGCTACTTCCTGCTACGCTAGTATCGGCGGCTACGTCAGAAGCAACATTTAATTTACAAACAGTTCAAAATAGCAAATATCTTTTCAGCGTTCCATCTCATTATTGGATATTTAGAGGAAATCAGTTCAAGTGTCCGTCATTAGAACTCAAATCTACGATTGTAACTAACATTGAGATGTATCAATCTATAGGTGGATTTTTCAGAGGTAAAATAACCTGCGGTGAAAAGATATTTGATACCTCATGGGTGGATGTAGTAAAATTTAACATTCAGCCTAATAGCCTGCTGATTTACAACCGATTTGATACGATAGTTAGAGTCGTTCATTCTTATGTAGAAATGACGAACGATCAACAAATTAAACTGACTGATGTGTATGGTTCTCAGCCTACTATGATAACGTGTCCGATCTGTCACAAAGTAGTACCGGTTCCTACCTTCGGGCAATTTGTTTGCGACGACCCACAATGCGTTTCTCATAGATATCCGGAAGTTATTCATTTCCTAGAAGTGTTAGATCTTCCGACAATTTCTTATGATAGATATAAAGAAATTGTTCGCACTACTAAGTCATTATTTTCTGTGCTAGATTTATTTTCATATCCTGAATATCAAGATACTAAGGTATCAACAACATTTTCGAAGCTCATAGAAGCTTTTGTACCTGCGAATCTTTCTATCACAGAAGATACAATTCGTCGGCTGTGCAATGAGTGCAATAATTCGGTGACTACTCTTGAATATTATTTAGTTCATCCTGAATTGATTTCTAAGCAGCTACATATACAAGAATCTGACATTGTTGATTTTGTCATGTGGGCATCTGAACCGGCTAATACTGTTGATTTGATTTCTAGTTTTCATTTCAGTAATATTACTATTGTAGTTTCCGAAAGAAAATTTAATGGACTTCCTATATTGAGAAACGACTCTATTTGCTTGACAGGTAGATTTTCGCATGGAACTAATACTGAAATTGCAATGATACTTAGAAGCTACTCCGCAGATGTTACAGTAGCTATCAGTGACAAGACTACATGTGTTGTAGTAGGCGATTTGAATGAAGAGGTAGATGCTAGAATAATTCAGCAAGCTCGACAGTTAGGTATTCCTGTAATAAGAGAACAAGAGTTCTTTGACAAATTTGATATTGATTCGGATCTTAAGCAGGACCTTTAATATATTTGGTAAATGATGGAGGTGAATCCTTAAATGGCCAACAGATGGTTAAATCGGCTAGTTCCTCGAGGCGGCAAAGTACAAAAAGCAATGTCGTTTCTCAGATATGTTGTAACAGGTTCGTTGTACAAAGTATCTGATATACGAGGCAATACTAGTGTTTCTGATATACAAACACAGATTGACACAATGCGTGCTCTTGCACGTGATTCTCAAATAAGCACAGCACTTGATTATTTTGCCACAGATGCAACTACACCAAATACAACAGGTGATATTATTTGGGCAACTGCAACTGAAGATAAATATGCAGATGTTGCAGAAGTTGTAAACGCTTTGTTTAAGCGTTGGGAGATAAACAAATATGTACGGGAGCACATATTAGAGTTAGCGACTATTGGTAACTTATATCTTCCAACAACTTATCTCTATAAAGAATCTAGTGATACCTTCTCGAAGAAAGGTATTGTGCTTGATAACAATACGATAGCGGAACCTGATTATGACATCATACCGTCATACAAGATACCTCCTGAAACTATTATACATCTATGGCAACAGGGTGAACCTAAAGGATATATAATGGACATTGATGACAAGCGATTGAATGAAACGCTCATTCTTCCAAATGCAGCTGTTATCCATTTTTCGTTAGGTGGGTTGCTAGGAACATATACAATAGATGGTGCTGATAAAGACGGAACTGTATCTACATATGATATTCAGTTTGCGCAACCGTTGCTTGAACAAGCTACACAGCCAACTCAGACTCTTAGTCTGTTAGAAGATGCTCTTCTGCTTTCTTCGTTATCTAGAACTATTAAGTTCATTTCAGCTGAAGCAGGTACTGAAGAAGATGAGATTCGAGATAATTTACAGCAGCTAAAAGATTCTGTTGAGCAGCAACTTTCTCTCAATACACAAACAGGAGATGTTCAAAGCTTTGTAAATCCGCAAAGTCCTAACAATTTGATTTATTTACCGAAAGTTAATGGCACAGTTCCGATTGAGATAACAGACCTCAACATGGCAGAAGCTACAGAAGCCGAATACAAGTTACTCGAACACTATGAAAATAAAAAGCTTTCGGTATTAGGCGTACCTAAAGAAAATTTGAACTACTCGTCGAATGAAGGTCTAGGAGGTGCCGGAGCTGTTTTATCTCAACGTTCTATTGTATATGCTAACAAGTTACAGAGACTTGAAACTGCATACATGGAAGGCTGGAGATCAGGTTTGAATAATTACTTCCAGATGCGAAATATGTCAGGATTTATTGATAAATTCCAGCTTCATATGAATCCAATACTTACAGTGCAGTCAACTGTTCAATTTGATAAACGAGATGCAGCACTCAATCAAGCTACTGCGCTTGTAGCTCTGATGAAAGAAATGGGTATGAAAGATGAGGAATCTTATCATAAAGCATTGACTGAAATATTAACAGAAGTATTTCCTCAGATGGGTGCAGATGCAATGAGTTGGGATATTGACTTGAGTTCTAGTGAAGGTGGTGATCAAGGTGCTATCTAGTTTAGAGCTTACACGCTTATTTTTCCATGATCTAAAGAACTATAACAGCACAAATTTTAAAACTATAGAGCGTGCTGATCTTTCTAAAGATGATGCAACTGTTCATAAGGCGTTTTCGTCTGTAGTAACTCGATACTTTATATTTGCAGAACGACATCCGGAGATATCTGATGCAGATAAACGTATACTGTATTTTAAACTAAAGATAGATATGATCGCACGATATTTTTCAGAATATCCTGACGTCAATCTTAAGTTACTCGAAGCATTTCAGCTAGAGTTAAAACAATATGTAAGAGAATGTAGAGGTGATATCAATGAATCAGTTGCCTCTTAGATATCGAATATCAAATTGGACGCAACTTGTAAATTGCAAATCAAATGCTAGCAGAGATCTGCGTATCGAAGTTACAAACTTTATTCAAAATGATAAGTTGCGTGGCCTACGAATTGCAGTTGTGCACACAGATTTTGGAACTTTATTTGCAACGATAATAGATCCGTCTGGAGACATAGTTGTTCCAGATTATGTGCATACTGAAGATGCAATAACGCCTGCTACTATTTTGAATGAGATAGCTAAGTTCGGATTTTATGTTACGGTTGCGCAGCATTCTAATCTGTCTGGACAACAGATACAGTATTTAATGACCTTAAGAGATCTGCACTTTGATAAACTGCGCAGAGTTTCAATAGAATCAGTTAAGGGATCTGAAACAGACAGAAAAACAATCGTCATAGCTTTTAAGATCGAGTCAAATCCGCAATGGTTGGACAACAAATACTTGATCCGTAAGAAAGAGTTAGAGTATGCATTGTATCATGGAACAGCTATCAATATTTCAGAGATATCTGAGACTCAGCATTATGATTGGTCTTGGCTTGATTTTGTAGCTAACATCGATGATATAATTCGAGATAATTCTAGCATACGTCCCGATTATTCCTATAGTATATGAGGTGACATTGATGTCCATAAACTTAATTGGTGAAGATATAAAGCTGATGCGCGCTCGATATGATGAAGCTTTACAGATGCGTGGAATACCTGTTACATATCAATATCCAAATCTTGCTGCTAGTAATGATCAAGGTGAATCTGTTGTTGATGGCTACTCTGATTTTATAGAAACGCATATTTTCTTTGATGGAAATCCTAAGATAAAAACGTTCAAACGCTATGGATGGGTTGTTGAAAATGATAAAAATCTTCCGTTTCTTATTCATTGCAGCTTCAATCTCCCTTATGTTCAGAAAGATTCGTTGTTCAGAATAGCTGGTAAATATAGTGAACTCCCTGATAGACTTTTCAGAGTGACTGAAATTACATACGACATGGTTGCCCCTGATCATTTAGTATGCCAAGTTGTTCCCGTATATGACAAGAAACCTGTAGGGCAAACAGATAAAGAAATAGAGAAGAAATTTAATAGTTCTAATTATTTTTTGAAACCGCAGACTGATTATAGAGGACACTATCATACTACTCAGGAGGACGGGAAATGATATATGTATATGATAAATCATTTTGCGATGATCTAAGAAAATCTTTTAATCCAGATGCTCTTTCTAATCCTGTTGTTAAGATAGTCGAGCCTGATCAGATAATAGGACTTGCAGCTCAGTTGCAAAACGATGATATTCAGTTTCCACTTGTAGCCGTTGCTAGAGATTCAGATACTTCTATTGATACATCTCGATCAAACTTCACATGGACACATAGAGGTGTGGCTGCTGTTATAGATCCCACTTCTAATTATTTGTATCACGAAAAAATAATTCCAATTCATCTTGGATATCATGTTACTGTAATGACTACAAATGTCGCAGATATGGATGAAATGATTCGAGAACTGATGTTCAAATATTCAGACATGTATTTCTTGACAATAACACTTCCTTATGAAGCAAAACGTAAAGTTCGATTTGGAGTTGCTCTTGATAGGGACGCAAGTATCGAAAGAAAATCAGGTGTAACTGAATATCTCGAGGGAGGTCAACTATATCAAACAATACTTTCATTGAAGTGCGAAGGTGCTGTACTTGTTGAGTATACTCCGGTAAGACTTAAAGCTGTTGAAGATCCTACATTTATAATAAAATAACCTTACATATTAATAATAATACAACTAGTAGGTGAGGTATTTTTAATGATCACGTATAAGAACTATGGTGCTGTAACAAAACAGTATTATGGGCAAACAGTTGATCCTGGTGGTACTATTACAGTTCCTAATTATATAAATGATCCAGCGTTCATTCGGATATTTGACAATCCTGAACAGGAATCTAAACACATTGTAATATTTTATATTGTTCGTGCTTACATTTATCGTGTATTAGGATCTGTATTAACATTGATAAAAGCACCATATGAAACAGTAGGAGGTCAATTGAAAATAACATGAGAGAATTCTATGGAAAAGTAAAAGTAAAAGCAAGAAAAACAAAATATGAAATTCCAAACTATTTTGTTAGACAGATGTCATACGTAGATAGCCCTGCATTTACAGGACACTCTTCTGGAGGACAGCCCGAGAATCCATATAGTTATGAAGTGTTAGGATCTACAGTTCGACTTTTTAAAGCACCTTATTCATTTGAAAACTCGACAATAACAATATTATAACACATATCAATTTTTAAGGAGATAATAATCAGATAGTTATGAGCGCAAAGGTAAAACTCGGTAACGATGTTATTGAAGGCGTCGAAACTGTGCAAATTGAAAATGCAGATACTCCCGGTGAGTATGTTGCATTTACTCTAGGTTCTGAGAAACCTGAACAAACAAAGACGACTGCATTGAATATGGCTTCTGGAGATCAAACAATAACTCCCGATTCTGGAAAGGTATTGACTCAAGTAACAATCACTAAACCAGATACACTGATTGCAGGAAACATCAAAAAAGATGTCAACATCGGCGGTGTTGTTGGATCATTAGAAACAGGGTCGACAATACCTGGTGGTAAGACATTAACATTCTACGATGACGACGATTCGATGTATGCAATACATCAAGTTAAATCGGGTGAGCGTGTTGTCGCACCAGATTCACCCACTAAACAAGATTACCACTTCGTCGGATGGGATACTACAAAAGGTGATGCTTCGACAAGATTAGTATTCCCATTTACGCCGTCAACAGACCTGTCGGCTTGGGCAGCTTACGTTGATTTCGTAGATCTTGAAACAGCTTCTTGGAATGTTGTTCGTGCTGCGTCAGATGCTGGAACAGCTTCGTCGTTGTGGTCAGTAGGCGATGTTAAATCAATCATAATTCCTTCTGGAACCAAGATTGGAGACGGTTTGACATTTTCGTCAGATACAACTCTATACACATTTATAATGGGATTTGATCACAACATCGCAGTTGAAGCGTCTGGTTACTCGCACAGCATCACCTTCGGCACTTTTAAAACTGCAAATCCAGGAAGTATTGACATAACTCTGTACGATTCAAAAGGTGGAAGCAGTGTGTCTGCAGATACATATTTCAGCATGAACAACACTAACAGCAACGCAGGTGGTTGGAAGGATTCAAGAATGAGATATAATCTGCTTGGTTCAACAGATACAGCACAGAGTGATGCATCATCGACAACTGCAACTTCACCTGCTGCGAATACATTCATGGCTGCTTTACCTGCTGCACTTCGGGCAGTGATGAAACCTGTAATCAAGTGGACAGATAATGTCGGCGGTTCTTCTAGTATTGCCGGAAATGTATCTGCTCTTGTTGATTATCTGCCGCTCCTTGCAGAACAAGAAGTCTTTGGCACACGAACTTATGCTAATGCCGAAGAGCAAAATCATCAAGCGCAATATCAATATTATATCAATGGTGGATCAACGAAAAAGTACAATGTGTCATCACCCAATTCTGCTGTCCTCT